ACGCGGGGCGGGGTGGTCCTGTAGGATGCTAGTTGCCCCCTGCCCCTGAGGGGGGCAGGGGGTGATTGGTTTGGTTAGGTCTTATTGGGGTAAGCATTATCGTTCGTTTAAGCGCGGGGTTAGGGCTGTTGGGAATACGGCGGCTGACATTAGGTCGTTTGTTGGTTCCCTTCATTTTAATCCTTTGCCTGATACGCTTTCTGAGGAACAGGGTAGTTCTCGGGTTAAGTCGGCTAAGGCTAGCGCGCGGGAAGACCGTAGGTCTGAATTAGATAGGGCGCGAGACATGCTTCAAGTTGAGCGTGATAGGGCTGTTCGGAAGATGTATCGGATGGCTACTAGTGATGACGGGGCAGATATTCGGGGAACGAAATACGATCCCCTAGGGAAATCATCTATCGGGAGGGTGACTTTAAAGAATGCGGCCAGAGAACTTGAGCGTCTTAGTGAGTTTAATAATTCTAATAGTGTTTGGTATTACAGTGACCGTCACGGTAATCCCATCTCTGCTAAAGATGTTCGTCGTTATCGTGATGCTGTTAGACGCTATAACGAAGATATAGACGCTTACGAGAAATCGGTTTCCGGCACACGACTCCCCCAACTTGGAGACGCCAGTGTGGGTGACTGGATTAGGGATTTTAGACCGAAGAAGACTTATCTTGCTGGCGGTTCTCATTATGCGCTTGAGCGAATGAATCCTGATAAGAGTTCTATTAATTTCGAGTCGGCCGAAGCGATGCGTGAGAAAACTAATCAGGTTTTGCGCGACATTACCGCTAAAGGTAGGCAAGCAAAATTGACTAACGCCAAGAAACAGATTGCGGCAATGCTTGATGTTATTGGTGATCCTGAATTGTATGATATTCTTACAGACATTCCTGACGATGTGTTGTGGTTAATGTGGACTGTAAATGCTGATTTTGCTAATCAGTTGTCGCTTCAGTATGAGGCCGCCAAGGAAGGATATTTCGAGAAACGCCGGGCAGGAGAAGATTTATATTACGAGGACGTTGAAGATTCCAATAGCGGAATCAAGAATCTCCTAAAGGAGATTCACAGTATTCAGATTAAGCCGGAGGACGATTTCAGTGGTTCGCCAATCAACAAACGTAAGCCTCGCAAGGGGCGGCGTTAGGCGCAGCCACAAGAAGGTTCCTTCGTTTTGTGCGGATTTTGAGACAACTACTGTTGAGGAAGATTGTCGTGTTTGGTCCTGGGGTATTATTCAGGTAGGAAAACTTCAGAATTATGTTGACGGCATCTCCCTTGATGGTTTCATGGCACATATTTCTGAGCGTGCCTCGCACATTTATTTTCACAACCTAGCTTTTGATGGCACGTTCATTCTTGACTGGCTATTGAAGCACGGATATAGGTGGACCAAGGAAAATCCTGGGGTTAAAGAATTTACGTCTTTGATTTCTAGGATGGGCAAGTATTACTCAATCACAGTGGTGTTCGATACTGGTTTTAGGGTTGAGTTTAGGGACTCGTTTAAGAAATTGCCAATGTCGGTTTCTGCTATTGCTAAAGCATTTAACTTGCATGACCAGAAACTTGAAATTGACTATGAGAAGTCTCGACCAATAGGTTACATCCCTACAGAACAAGAAAAGCGATACCAGCGAAACGACGTTGCGATTGTTGCCCAAGCACTTGAAGTCCAGTTTGTCGAGAAGATGACGAAACTGACGGCGGGGAGTGATTCACTGGCGACTTATAAGAAGATGACCGGAAAACTGTTCATTCGGAGGTTCCCTATCCTATCCCCCGAAATAGACACAGAGATACGAAAGGCATATCGCGGAGGTTTCACATATGCCGATCCCCGCTTCGCCAAGAAACTGAACGGCAAAGGTAGTGTGTATGACGTCAACTCACTGTACCCCTCAGTGATGCGAACAGCACTACTCCCCTACGGCGACCCATTATATTCCGAAGGCGCACCTGCAACTAACCGCCCCCTCTATATTGCGTCGATAACATTTACAGCAAAACTGAAACCTAACCACATCCCCTGTATTCAGATTAAAAAGAATCTTTCGTTTAATCCAACGCAGTATCTTGAGGAAGTAAAAGAACCGACTACAGTAGTTGCAACGAATATTGATATTGAATTGTGGAGAAAGCATTATGATTTTAAGATTTATTCATGGAATGGAACGTTTGAGTTTCGGGGCTCACACGGGTTTTTCGACACTTACGTTGACCACTTTATGGAGATTAAGAAAAATAGTACAGGTGGATTACGACAAATTGCAAAATTACATCTAAACAGTTTATATGGAAAGTTTGCAACTAACCCCGACATTACTGGTAAACATCCCACACTAAAGGACAATCGCGTATCGTTGGTAATGAATGAACCCGAAACACGTGATCCTGTTTATACTCCAATGGGCGTTTTCATTACCGCATATGCACGCAAGAAAACGATTAGTGCTGCACAAGATAATTATGAAACATTTGCTTACGCAGACACCGATTCGCTCCATCTGATTGGGCCCACCACTCCCCCGGATTCTTTGTGGGTTGACCCTGTAGAACTGGGAGCATGGAAGCATGAGAGTTCTTTCACAAAGTCTGTTTACATTCGAGCGAAGCAGTATGCAGAGGAAATTGATGGTAAACTAGATGTACACATTGCAGGGATGCCCCGCAACGTGGCCGCCACATTAGCACTGGAAGATATGTTGCGCGGCGGCACTTGGAATGGTAAACTGATTCCTGTAAGGGTTCCAGGGGGCACAGTCCTCAAGGATACAACATTCACATTGAAGATCGATTAAGGTTGGTAATCATCATGGCACGTCCTGTTTCTACTCACGCTACTGCTAAGTTCCGTCTCAGTAAGACTGTTATTGCTGACGTCGAGGAGATGCACTGGATTCTCCGTAAGGATGAGTCGCAGATCGTTGAGGAGGCCCTCATTGAGTATCTGGCTAAGAATGCTCCCAAGTCCGGCAAGTGATTCTTGACCGATTGCGAGGAAGCAACCTAATGAACTGGGCCTTGCTCGGTTGGGTAGCACCCCTCAGGATCACTTTCGGATAGTTGGGTATTGTGGTAGGCTAGGAACGTAAGTTCCTAGCCTACCTTTTTAGGAGGAATTATGCCTCGAATTACTCAGGAAGATATTGCACAACAGCGAGCGCAAGACAAAAAGGCAAAACACAATAGAGATATTCAGTCGAAGAAGGCTTTGGAGGATGCGACCGAAAAGAGAAAGGCTAAAGAGGCTGCTACACCTTCAGCGAAGAAAGTGATTACTAATCCAAATGACTTTGCTGGCGATGTAAATAAGAAAATCGCTGAGGGCTATGGTAATGAAAGGGAGGGAGAGGCTAAGAAGGCCGCCGAGGAAGAGGCGGGGATGGCTAAGGCCAAGGCGGAACAGCAGGCTCGCCATGAGGCCAATAAGGGGGTTAAGCCCAGCAATCCTGATGATCTCGCTAACCCGAAGAAGGCGGCTGAGGCCGCTCAGAATCAGAATGGCGGTCAGCATACTGATGAAGAGTGGCGCCGCATGGGGGAAGACCCTAAGGACCACAAGGGTACCCAGGCGTACGATCCGGGCGATACTGATGGTAATGGAATTGAGGTTTCTGAGGAGAAGGGAAATACTAAGCCGGGGGACCCCATTGTTCCTGAGGATGAGAATAAAGACCCTTATGCTGACACCAAGGCGGCGTGGCAGAAACTCACTGAGGTTTTCGGCGAGAAGGTGTCTAAACTTCAGACGGAACTTGAGGGGCGCCTAGGTCAGGCTCTCGAGCCCACGGATCGGGAACTCAACAACCCGTTTGCTGGGGACGACGTCCCAGAGTCCAAGGAGATGAAACTGGACGACGTTAAGGCCACGCTAGACGCCACGAAGACCGACGCCGAGAAGACGGTCAAGGGCATTGGTTCCGTAGGCAAGGCAGCGGCCGAGACGGCCGGGGCCGCTGCGAAGGACACAGGAAATGCTATAGTTGACTCACTAGGCATTGACACTAAGGCGGTGAAAGACACCGGGAAGACGTTGGCCGGCCTTTCGGGACTTTTCGCTAGTTCCGATAACGAGAATAGCAAGGTTCCTGATTCTGGCTGGAACCCCAAGTCAATTAACGATCTTTTTAAGGATAACTGATTATGCCGCAGTTGCGTGACGACACTTCAAACATTGACATTCTTAACGCTATTCGCAGTGATGCGCGTTACGATTATCAGACGATGGTTCCTGAGGCCACCAAGGCCAATATCCGGGAAACCATTGCGGGGATTATGTCCGATAATATTACTCGCAATGAGTTTATGTCGGCACTGATTAACCGCATCGGTTCTGTTGTGGTTAGGGACCTTGCATGGAATAACCCGCTTGCTGTTTTCAAGCAGGGAATGATGAACTTCGGAGACACTATCGAGGAAGTTCACATGGACTACATTAAGCCCACGATTTACGAGGAACAGCGCGACTATCTCGAGCGCGATGTCTTCGGGCAGGCTCCTCCCCCGGTTAAGAGTGCTTTCCACACGATTAACCGCAAGGAGAAGTTTAAGATTACGTTTAACCGCGACGTTCTTCGCCGCGCCTTTCTTTCGGATAATGGTCTTTCTGAGATGCTTTCCCAGACTATGGCCGTGGCCGCGTCGTCTGACCAGTGGTCTGAGTTCCTGTACATGACTCGCCTGTTTAAGACTTACGAGGATTCTTTCGGCTTCTATCGGATGCAGATTTCCGACATGAATACGTTTGAGCCCGACAAGAATAAGGTTGACGCTGCGCTTAAGGCTCTGCGAGTTGCGGCGAATAAGATGCAGTATCCGACGCCGGCATTCAATAGCGCTGGTGTGCACTCGTTCGCTCGGCCTGAGGACTTGGTCCTTATTACCACTCCTGAGTTTAAGGCGAACGTTGACGTGACCTCACTGTCCGCCGCGTTTAACCGCAGTGATGCTGAGGCTCCGTCTCACATTATTACGGTTCCGGGCGAGACGCTGGGAATGGATGACACGTCCGCTATTCTGACCAGCAAGCAGTTCTTTATTATTAAGGATGTTCTCATTGAGAACCGAACCATTTCTAACCCTGAAGGTCTTTATGACAACTATTGGCTGCATCACTGGTCTATTCTGAGTGCTTCGCCGTTTACTCCGGCGATTGCGTTCGGGACTAAGCCGAACACGATTGTGGTGACCCCCAAGGCTGAGACTAACGCCGAGATCACAAACCTTACGGTGACCCGTCCTGACGGCTTACAGTCCACAATCATGCCTCCGGGCGCTGTGCGTCAGGCGGCGATTCAGTGGAAGACCGCTCCTGCCAATAAGGGTTACGCGATGGACTGGTACCTTAAGAATGCTAAGTCTAAGGCGACTAAGATTTCCAACGACGGTGTTCTTACTATCGGATCGGATGAGCCTGAGGCTTTCCTTACGCTGGGTGTGAATGTTGACACTAAGGGCGCTAATGGCACTAAGCCCGTCAATAAGGAGATTAGTATCCAGGTCAAGAAGTAGTCTGCTACAATAGAGCAAGGCCCCAACCGAAAGGGTTGGGGCCTTGCTTGTTAGGAGGATGTATGCCGAATCAGATTTACGATTTGCCCCCGGATACTGTGGCAGGTCTTTCTTTCGATTATAATGTGTGGTCCGCTGGGACTATGCTTTCTATGGTTAACGTGCCTTTCGATAATACGTATCGGGACATTATTGACTGGAACACCTACGGGAAGACACCTAGGGACTATGTAAGGTCCTTGCCTAAACGGAACAAGATTGAGTTGTCTAAGATGACTTACCTTGCGCAGGGGAGGCCGATTCGTATTCCCACGCCTTTTAGTGTTGCGAATCAGTTTAACTATGTGATGGTTGAGAACCCCGGCAAGCCTGCGGACATGCTTGGATTTGAGGGGTACACTCCTACCACATTCTTTTATTTTATCACGGCAATCGACTACGTTGCTCCAAACACCACACAGTTAACTCTCCAACTTGATGTTTGGTCAACTTACTATTCTCGTGTCAAATTCGGCCGTTCATATCTTGAGCGCGGGCATATGGGCGTTGCTGCAACTGATGCAAATGATAACTACGGTCGCAAGTGGCTGGTTCAGCCCGAAGGACTTGACACGGGAGGCGAGCATCGTGTGATGAGGACGTACCGGAAAACGTTGGCGCGCGTAAAAGAACGCGAGTATGTTGTTGTAGTTACTTCCACAATTAATCTGGCGAAGGCCGCTGGTTACGGTACGGAGTCAGACCCAAAGTTGAAGATGGCAATTCCCAGTAATGCTGAAGGACTGCCTAACGGCACAACTATTTATGCGTGCGATTTTACAAACTTTAAAGAAGCAATGACGGGATTGACACAGTTTCCGTGGATCACCCAAGGAATTGGGTCAATCACGATTGTTCCTCGAGACGTTATTGACTTGCGCGCAGGGTCTGCTGTAGATGTTGGGAGCGATGGCAACAAGGGCACTTGGTACATTATGAATAACTCCAGTGTCTATATTACTAGAGACTACTCACTTAATGACGCGAACTTCAGAGACGAACTACTTAGTTATCTTCCTGAGGAGTATCGGCAGTTCAGAAAGTTCGCCACGGCTCCCTATTGCATTCTTGAGTTGACCACATATTCAGGTAATCCCGTTGAGTTTCGTCCCGAGTCCGTTAAGACTCAGGGGCTCAAGATTAGGCAGTATTCGCACATTGCGCCGCCTAATCCTTCAATGTTTTTTACTTTGCGCGACTACAACACAGTTCACACAGGAAACATTGTTGACATTTACGATGGGAAAGTGACTGAAGACATTGGCGAGGCATGGGATATGTGTACTGGCTACACTTCATTGCCAACGTTCTCTGCTGTAAACAACGCCTCCCTGAACGCCCTCGCGTCCAGTGCTCACACGGCTGCGGCACAAGTCAACAACGCGAAATGGCAACAACAGCGCGCCCAGCGTGCTGCTACGGCCAGTCGCGATATTGCGAATGCAGGGATTGCTGCAACTGCCGCTGGAGCGGAAAACTCCATGTGGGGTAACTCCGCTATGGCTGACTCTCAGTCTCGCTATAACAACATGAGGGCCACTGTTCAGGCCGCGCAGGGTGGAATGACGGCACTTGGCGGGGCGCTGAATCTTAATGGTCAGGCTGTTGGTGCTGGAATGGCACAGGCTGCTACCGCAGGTGTCAACGCGATGATTTCCAATTCTCAGGCACAGTCCACGGCCAATATTCAAAATCAGTTGGCCAGTGGTGCGTCTCAGATTAGTCAGACACAACAGCGCTCTGTACGAGATACTAATTATGACCTTGCACAGTTCACTGCTAATGGGGACTATGAGACGGCTATTGCGTCTATTAACGCTCAACGGCAGGATATGCAGGTAATTCCGCCTAGTGTTGTAGGACAGACGGCGGGATACGTGTCTCCGATGGTTGCGCACGGGTTTGTTATTGATTGTCGCGTGCGATTCGTTTCTGAGAATGCCATGCACGCAATTGGACAGTTCTGGCTGAGGTATGGTTATGTGATGAATACTTGGATTAAGATTCCGGACACCCTATCTCTCATGACAGAGTTTACATATTGGAAACTGGTTGAGTGCTACCTCGAAAAGGGTGATATTCCTGAGTCGTTCAAGGGAACAATTAGGGGCATCTTTGAAAAGGGTGTGACCGTATGGCGATCCCCTGATAGAATTGGCAGGACGGCGCTCAAGGACAACAGAATTGATACTAGGGTTAAGGTGAGTCTGAATGCCTAAATCAGATTATGTTAAGAACGGCATCTATAACAAGATTATGCTTAAGCCTCCGTCTTCGAGCGAAGCACGGCAGGCCCAGTTGGAGCACATGTACCGGCGTCAGTTGATGGGCAAGTGCCTTTCCCGGTTTACCTGGGAGGGTCTTCCTAATGGGATTGACCCTCGATTCATTGAAGCAACTATCTTCAACAACGGTTACTCGGTTTTCTATTTCGACACGATGTTTGAAATGTTTATGGCGATGCCTGCAACGATCTCTGGTCCGCTTGATATTCAGGATAACCCTACTGGATATAGAGTGTCTAGGAATGGTATTTACAGTCGCGAAGTTAGCGCCTCAGATAGTGTGTGTATTTGGGGCAACCAAGTTCGCGAACCGGAAATTGACCTAGTTTTATCTTACGCTGCTAGACTCGCACAGATTGACAGAACAATCGAGATCGACCTACTTAATGAGCGCAACCCAATGATTGTTGCTTGCAGCCAGGACCAGCGACTCACTGTTCAGAATCTTATTTCTAGGATTTATGATGGTGAACCCGTTGTGTGGGGTACCGAGAATCTTTCTATGGATAATCTTGCTAACATGATTGGTGTGTTTCCGCTCAATCAGAATGCTGGTGCGGGCGCTGTTTCCTCAATCAAGCATATGGAATCCAAGTCCAAGATTTGGGGCGAAGCGCTTACAATGCTCGGAATTATGAATGTTAATTCCGAAAAGCGTGAGCGCATGGTGGTTGAGGAGGCGAGCGCGAACTCTGGACAGGTTTTGGCGTCTCGTGAGTCTTTTATGAAGCCGCGGGAACTTGCTTGTGAACAGATTAACGAGAAGTTTGGTCTCAACATTTCTTGCTCATGGGCTGTTGACGATAATGCTGCACCAAATCTTTCAGACTATATGGCAGAACTCAACACAACTACATATGGAGGGGAGAATGTCGGTAACGACAATAATGCTGCGTGACGTTGTTAAGTTAACAAACGATCACATCGGGCTGGACAACTATCCTATCTTTGATGAGAGTTATCGCAAGACACTGAACGATCGAATTAAACGCGAGTACTGGCTACAAGAAATTGCTCATGAAACAATCGACATTTTTATCTGGCGTATGTCTCTCAGGATGGACTTGATTATGCCCCGGTATAATCGAATGTATCTTGCCGAACTACAGAACACCGACCCGCTCGAAGGAAACAGACACTACTCACGTACCGGCCAGGACGGTAAGTCTCAGAACTCTGGAATCAATCACCAGACAGGTAGTGGCAGTGGAACTAACGAGTCTAAGGGGCGCACAGTCGGTTCAGACACCCCCCAGACACGTCTTGCGGGTGATGGGGACTATGCTACGAGTATCAGTGACGCCAGTACTGGGGGCAGTTCTACTTCCCGTAGCGAGTCTGACAGCACGTCGTCATCCTCCTCAAACTACAGCAACAACCAGAACTCTGAGTCCTGGGGCTATTCGGGGAGCAAGGCGCGGGCTATTGCAGAATATCGCAGCACTCTGCTTAATGTGGATGATCTAGTCATCCACGAACTCAGTGATCTGTTTATGGGAATCTGGGACAGTGACTCAACCAAAACTCCCGGTGGCCTTATCGGGAGCGGTCTTATTGGATATGGTATTGGAGGATACTATGGCTACTGGTGATGAAATTCTCGGAAATATTGATCGGGCCATGTGGCGGATTAATTCCCGGTCAATCAACAATGTAACACCATTTACTTACAGTGACGGGCTGACCTACATTGACGTGCTTGAGCGAATTCGGTCGAGCGTGCTTGATGTAATTGCGTTCACCAACACATTCGGTGAAGAGCAAGATAAGATTATCAAGCGGATCAATGAAGTTGTGAATACGTTCATCGGTGAGATGGAGAAGACTCACGCCAAATGGGACGCGCAAGCGGAAGAGCGTCGTGTCGCCATTGAGTCTAAGATGAACGATTTTCAGAACAAAATTGTCACCGCAGCATTTATTGGCGACGACGGTGGAAACACCGTCTCCGCTCCCACAATTGGTGGCGCAAAGTTAAAGGTTCCTTCGAAGAAATGGCAGGACAACATTGATTCTCAGATAACTGAGATCAAGTCCGCCGCAACATCCCTAAACAATGACGTCACTTCCCGTCTTGCCACACTTAAACAAAGTGTTGACAACGATTTCTACAACAAGACTGCAAGCGATAAGCGGTATGACCCCGTTCACCGCGTTCTGTATCCACACTCTATCATTATTGGGTCATCTAACGCCGAACCGCGTGGCTGGCCCAATGGAGTTTGGGAGCGATGGTTGATCGCCAAGGGAGAGATTCCCCATAACTATGGATATTCAGGTGGTGGATTTACAAGCACGTCCGATAACAACTTCAATACACAGATTGATCGCGCAATTTCTGGGCTTGACGCAAACACTCAGCGCCTTACTGGACAGATCTATGTCATTGATATGCTTAATGACATTCGTGGGCAGAAAGACATTCGGTCTTCCGCCCAGACGTTTGTCCAGAAATGTGTTCGTAGTTTCCCGAACGCGAAGATTTATGTTATCCCTGTTCTCTACAATGAGCATTCGCTCAACAACAACTGGGATATGGCTATGAACTGTGCCAGAGCAACCAACACGATCAAGGAAGTCCTTGAGCCGTACGGGGGTCTAGTTTGTGAGGGGTCACGGTCATGGTTCCACAATGGAAAGAACGGAAAGTACTTTCCCGAGGAAGCGGGCGTTCATTTCGCGCAGGCGGGGTACGAATTCGCACAGCGCCAATTTGATAACTGGCTTGAAGGCGGAAGTGGATGGATTGATTATGGGTGGCACAACCTTAAGGAGGGAACTAATTATGCTGTAGTCAAGAACGACAACAATTTGCAGGCATATGTTGCCCGAAAAGGAGATATGGTTGTTGTGCACGGAATCTTTTCCATGGTCTCCGCATCTCAATACGCAACACTATTCAATCTGCCCGCTTGGGCAAGGCCGTACAGGAACATGTACATTCCCTCATGGGATGCCATCACGGCATTTCCGCTCATCGCTGACGTCTCTGGAAACCTGATTGTTAGCACCAACGTTAGTTCCGACAAGACACTAGGATTCAACGGATCCTATCCGGTGTTCTAAGCACAGTCCCTCCCTGGTATAATCCAGGGAGGGACTATTGCTTAGGAGGAAATGTGGCTTGGGACGCTACCGCAAAGAAAGTTGCTGTCAAGGCAATTGGGCAGGTTGAGTCGTCGCTGAACTACGCCGCGATCAACTACAACGACCCAATCACGGTGGGTATGGCGCAGTGGTACGGTACGCGCGCTGCAGCGATCCTGAACCGAATGCGCGCCGCCCACAGTGCCGAGTATGCGCGAGTTGACGCCGGGCTGCGTAGTCGCTTGGAGACGGTCTCGGAGGGATCGAGCTCGTGGAACACCTACTACCTTTCCCGGCAGGCCGGCGACAGTCTCCGTGATCTGTTGCTTGCGTCTAAGGATATTCAGGGCGACCAGATTGTTAAGGATCTTGAAACGTATTTTGATGTAGCGAAGCGGTACGGCATTGATCCTGAAACTGACACTCAAGCATTTATCCTTTTCTGTGTTGCCTACCACCAGGGTCCCCGTTATGCATTGCAGGCGGCCAATAACTATTCTGGTGGCGGTCTGAATGCTATGTATAACGCGATTATGGCTAACAGCGTGTTGGGGCAGTACTATAACCGCTATTCACAAGCGAAATCAATCATTGCCAACAATGACACGAGTGGTGTAGACACCGGCGTTGGTGGCGGTGCGGCAACTCTAGGCAATGGTGGCACTGTCGGCCAGAATAGTCAGCAGGTAACTGTTAACGGCGGTAAAGTGTTAATTACCGCCGACGACTCAAACATCCTCACCCTGCGATCGTCGTTCGGGACTCATCGTCTCTACTCAAAGGGCCACAATATCTGGGAAGCAAACATCGGAGAGATTGTCCAGAATATCTCTAACGGGCAATCCGGCGCCGCTACCCCCGGTGGGGGAGGTGGAGGAGGTGGAGCTCCGTCCGATGGCTCCAACGGCGCTAAGGCGCTCGCGTGGGTCCTGGCCCGCCTGGGCAAGTTCGCCTACTGTCAGTGTCCCGGCCGTCAGGATCCTGACCACTCAGGGATCACTGACTGTAGTGGTCTTATGTACGCCGCCTACAAGGCCACCTCAGGCACGTTCGTGGGCACGTGGACGGGTGACCAGTACTTCCGTGGGCAGGCGGTTATTGAGCGCGGTAGCGGGGCTATGACGGCCGCACAGAAGGCGTTGCTGAGGCCGGGGGACATGATTGTCATGGCCTGGAAGTCCACTGGTAGTTACTACCCAACTACCGACCACGTTGAGATGGTTGTGGACCAGAACACTACTGTGGGGCACGGGGGTAACCCGTATTATGGTCCCGTTAAGAAATCTATGGACATTCTAAGCGCAACGCGCTGGTGGACGGTAAGGCGACACTGATGAAGAAAAAGTTTTCCTACTATAGTTTCTCTAAGGTGCTCTCGTATGCGGGCGTCTTTAACATGATCATGGGTGCCCGTGGCCTCGGAAAGACCTACGGCGCTAAGAAGATTGTTATCAAGAACGCGATAAACAAGGGACAGCAGTTCATTTACCTTCGCCGATACAAGACAGAACTCAAGGGACGAAATAGTTTCTTTGCTGACATTCAGCACGAGTTCCCTGATGAGGAATTCCGTGTAGAAGGTCAGTTCGCTCAACGCAAGGTGGGGAAGAAATGGGAGACCATTGGGTACTTCATTCCGCTTTCCACGGCGCAGGCAAACAAGTCAATCGCATACCCGAACGTCTACACAATCATCTTCGATGAGTTCATTATCGACAAGGGCTCACTGCGCTACCTCCCCGATGAGGCAAAGGTCTTCATGGACTTTTATTCTACCGTAGACCGGTATCAGGATAGAGTTCGCTGCCTTATGCTTTCCAACGCGGTAAGCATCATGAATCCCTACTTCATTCGCTTTCACATTGAGCCCAAGGAAGGAATTAGTCGTCACGCAGAGGGGTTCATCGTCACCGACTTTGTCAACAGCGAACAATTCCAATCCGAAGTTGCGCACACCCGATTCGGCTCATTCATCACTAACTACGCTGAGGACTATGCCGACTACTCCATCTCAAACAAATTCGCAGACAACTATGACGACTTTGTCATGAAAAAGACCGGAAAAGCCAAATACGCATTCTCCCTACGCTGCCCCGACGGAGAGGTCTCCATATGGATCGACGGCGGCACATGGTTCGCCCAACGTCGCCAACCACGTGGAGAGCGTGTAAGATGGGCCTATAAGGTCTCTGACCTGCGAGAGGGGGAGAGGTTGCTCATGTATGGGGACAAGGTGCTCAGCATTATGAGAAGCACATATCGAAAAGGGCGCCTTTTCTCCGACTCACCAGAGACCCGTAACATGTTCGCAGAAATATTTGTCCGATGATACACGTAAACCCCACAACAATTGACGTCTCTCTAATACTCGGCGTCATATCCCTAATCACAATCGCAGGGCGATTCGTCTACTGTGCCAGCCGATTCATGGATCACCTTTCCTCCATGCTAAACGCCTGGGACGGAAACGACGGAATGCCCAGTGTCCTAGACCGGCTTGAAGATATTGAAGACAAACTGAAAGACGTGCAATATCACGTCAAGCCGAACCACGGCGGATCAAGCGTAGACGCGCAGAACCGCCAACTCAGAGAAATCATTTCCTACCTCAAGGAGAAAAACAATGGGTGAGCACGAGTCCCCCAAACCCCCCTTCATCCCCGACGCATACCGCATGTGGATTTACACCGTGTGCGTTGGTGTTCTTGTTTGTCTCGGTGTGTGGGGCATTCTTGATGGTGACAAGATTAGTGCCCTGAATTTCCTCTTCGCCGCGTTCTTCGGCGTCGCAGCATCTAACACGCCGCGAGGAAAGGCGTCCTAATGGTCACCCGCGCAGACATCATCGCCGCCGCCAAAGCGGAGATCGGATACTCCCGATGGGCCGACGACGAAGCAGGAACCAAGTACGGCCGCTGGTATGCCCAGGTCACCGGCTCACCCAGTTTCGGAGCCAGTGGTGTGCCCTACTGTGACATGTTCGTCTCCTACATCCTCAGCAAGGTAGGGATCAACTGGGTAAGCGCCTACGTCCCCTCCCGTGAGGCCCAGGCACGAGCTCGTGGCGTCCTCATCGACAAATGGGACGTACGCCCCGGCGACCTAGTCACCTTCGACTTCGACGGTTCCGGAATCGCACAACACATCGGAATCGTGGACCAGCCCCCAAACTCCGCAGGCGTGTTCTATAGCATTGACGGAAACACCACGTGGGGCATCGGTGGGCCACAAGACAACGGAGGCGTGGTCGCACGCCGTGAGCGCAGCATGGATGATGCCCGATATGGCATTCGCGTAATCGACGACAACTCCGCAATTTCCAGTGGCGGCAACATCATCGAGATTCAGCGAATTCTCGGCGCCGTACAGGACAACGTCCTCGGAGTAGACACCGAGAAACGAATGTGCGCAGTAATCAAGGCCAGCAACTGGGGCGGCCGAGAGTTCCCCTGGGGCGTCGCCTACACACAGCAGGTCGTAGGAACCACGCCAGACGGCGTATGGGGCGATGCCAGCGAGGCCGCCCATGACCGCGTCATCGAGTCCCTACAGGGAGCCCTAGGCGTCACCATCGACGGCGTATGGGGCCCCGAAACCTGGGCCGCCTGGGAGCGACTCGCACGCACCGCAGAGCGCCCATAAACAGTTATCCCCCGGAAGGAACCAACCACTTCCGGGGGATAACTATATTCACCTAACCGCTTCCGTATCCACTCCTAGAGACTCAAGAAAATCAAGATAAGTCTCACGACACCGCTCACCACCAGCATGACCATAGCGCTTAATCGTATTCATTCCAGTCATCTTATTCAAGAACACCACTCGGTTATCGGGCCAGCCATACAAGTCTAGACGAAAATCGAGACCGTCAATCAGAATTCGATCACAGTGGACACTAATGTTGTATCCAGGCAGTTGATCCGCAAGATTAAGTTTCGTAGCAAATTCCCGCATATAATACATTAAATAACTCCCATGCTTTCCAGTCCGAGAAGAAGTAGTGACAGATTTCGTTCGTCTAGTCTCTCATAATAGTTAATTGTTCCACTAGATGTTTCATGTGGATTCCAGATTTCCATGCAATAGGGACTAATCAACCGAAATGCTGTGTTCCCGCAATAAAGAATGTTTGCACCACCAGGGGTGTAGCATTCATTCATTCCATGTGAACGTAAAAGACGTTTAACCTTAATTGTTGTAGTATCAGTCGTCTTCGTCATTGCTATCACACTTCAACGACTTAACCCAAGCCGCCGCCCGTTCGGGGGTGTCATTAAGACATGTGTGCCTGATGTACCAATTCCCATACCCATTGCGAGTAAATGTGATTCCCTTAGTCATATTCCAATCCTGTCTTAGTGTTAAGAATAGTGTGAATGTCTACGATTCGATACTTATCGCCCTTCCAATAATGTAAGCGCTTAGTGTCAGGATAATAACGAACATTCCAACCCTTAATTAAACGGTCCGTAATGAAATTACTCATCTTCCAATTAGTGAGGGCAACAAAATCGTCACCTTCGCCATGGTGACTCCGCTTCATCTAATTAGTTCCTTAAAATAGATGTTCAATCTGAACTCAACCAATTTCTCTAGCAAATAAGCGTATTCGTCTTTGGTGATTTCCCTATCCTCCTGGCCCTCACCAACAAGCAAATAACTCACAGCCGATCACCAAACCAAGCCAACAACTCCCACTGAGAACCAAACGAATACGTGTGAGCACCCGACCACACCTCCCATTTGCGAGGCCCAATCCTACGAACCGTGTAGGTGTCACACCCGCAAGAAACAAGCCCCCTCAAAGGATCCGAGCCGGTAACCATGATGAGGAAACCAATGGCCTCATATGTGGTGTAAGCGCCCTTGCCGACCAAATCTGCCTCAGTGCAGTAAGTAGTCATTGTTCGATCTCCTTCCGTTCAGTGTTGTTCTGTTCGTGTATTAATAATGCACCATAGTTTCTATGTTGTCAACTCAACTTTGTGTGAACTAGATTACTGCGATAATTAATTGATTATCTAGTTAATAACATACTAATAAGAAAGGCCACCATATCTTGGTGGCCAATCTTATTAGTAGTAGGACTTGATGTATTCGATAACCTCAGTGAAACTACCGAACACCACTCGCTTATTAGCCCCCGAAACCCGGTAACCCTCAGCGGTCATCTTAACAATGAACTTCCACTTATTAGTGATGACCTTAAGACTGCGGTCCGACTCAATGTAGTGCATACCAGCCAGCGCCTTGCGAGTGTTCCTATCGCCGTGCCAAGTCTTCTTGATGACCTTTGTGATTGTAACGTTCTCGGGCTCGGAGATGGTAATCATTGTTCGGTTCCTTTCTGTTCCGTCCTTATGTAATAAGAATAGAACAACCAACTATCGTTGTCAAGTTATCTGCACGTGAACTAGACCACACAAACAAATGTCCTAACATAGGCAGCCCTATTGTACTGACAATAGGACTGCCTATTAATATGCCCTACCGCCGACCTACCACAGCACGTCAATGTTGTCAAGCATATTCATGTGATGTTACGCACAAATACACGAAAATGGGGGTGATCTTCACCACTTCAAAGGGGGGCATATTAATA